AGAGAGTAGTTGCAGAGAACACCGACAACTATCCTGCGTTGATAACCACGGACCCGAAAAGCAAGTTCGAAACGCCTAAGTTGTTTGAGAGCCTAGGGTTTGAAACCTATCTTCAAATGAGCGGGTTTCACTACATGGTCAAAGGAAACCTGTCGGATGTACGAATGAAGCTATTGGCCCACGTGACCATGACTAACGTCTGGATCACCACTAAGGGCGACTGGTTGCGCCTGAAGAAAGAGTGGAAAGCACGCATTGATGAGGCAGGCGAGCGGGCCGGAATTGCAAACGCCGGATACGCAACTCGTGATGGCTGCTGGCAAGGAGAAAACGGGTACAGCAACGTTGTGAACACGCGGCGCCACGTCGATGAATCTGGCGAAGTCGTTGCAACCACCAAGTCCCACAACGGGAACGCATCAGTGCTTGACCCGCTTGCGTGCGAAGTCATTGCGCGATTCTTCATGCCGAAGGGCGGTGGCAGGGTTTACAACCCGTTCGGGGGTGGTGTTCAAATGGGCTACATCGCAGGGGCGTGCGGCTATGAATACCTAGCGAGCGAGATAAGGCAAAACCAGGTCGATGCGAACAACGCCATCTGTTCGGAGTTCGATGGGCGCGTTAAGTGGATTCAGTCAGATAGTTCAAAGTACGAACCAGAGGGCAAATTCGATATGGTGTTCACTTGCCCGCCGTATTACAAGGTAGAGGAGTATCTTGACTACGATGGGAAACCGCCGCCAGGTGAGTTGAACTCAATTCCTACGTATGAAGAATTCTTGGCTCTACTATTCGCTGGCTATCGAAAAGCAATCGACGCGCTTAACGACAACAGGTTTTTCGTCGTTATGACAGGAGACAGCAGAGACAAGAATGGCGCGTACTACTGCCACGAGGCCGACACTGAAACACTGATGCGAGACTGCGGCCTATCGGTATACAACCGTATCGTTTATGTCGAGGCTGAATTCACACGGCTGGCACACGCGAAGCGCACCCTGCACGTTCGCAAGTTCCCAAAGCGGGAGCAGAAAATCATTGTTGGCTACAAGGGGAAGATTGCCGACATCAAGAATCACTTCTTGCCTATCGGGAGACTGTGATGAACTACTCTGACTTTGTAGCCGCACGCTTCACCAAGCGCCACACTGGCGACGACGGCCTGATGCACTGCGCAGTCGGAATCTCAGGAGAAGCCGGTGAGCTGCTGGACGCAGTGAAAAAGCTCTGGGTCTACGGCAAGCCCCTGGACCGCGCTAACGCCATCGAGGAGCTAGGCGACATCGAATGGTATATGGAGGCCCTGCGAGGGCTTCTAGGCGTCACCAGAGACGAAGTAATCGCGGCGAACGTGGCGAAGCTGGAGGTTAGATTTCCTATCCAGTATACTGACGAGCTTGCAATAGCAAGACTGGACAAGCAATGCGAAGAGAAGAAATAACTGCTGACCTTGTTAGATCTCTTATGGACTACAACGAAGAAACGGGTCTTTTGACATGGAAGATCAGAAGGGGAGGAACTGCAAATTCTGGGCGTGTCGTATCAACCGTTGCGAAAAATGGATATGTAGTTACGTCAATCAAAAACGTTAAGGTTTATGCGCATCGAATCGCGTGGCTTCACAAGACGGGGGAGATGCCGACAATGGAGATAGACCATATGAACGGCATCAGAACCGACAACAGGTTTTGCAACCTTAGACTTGCCTCACGCTCATTGAATACGCAAAACATGCACAACAGGCGATCCGACAACCGCAGTGGTCATATTGGCGTGTCTTATCACAAAGCAACAGGGCTTTGGCGCTCAAGAATCCACTTGGGCGGGAAAGAGTATGCGGCGTACTTTAAGGAGATCGGCGACGCCGTTGCAGACAGGGAAAAGAAGAAAAAGCTTTTTCACCCTGGTGCAGTTGACGAGCTTGCGCTTGCCAGATTGGACAAAGCATGAAGGACCGAGTCTATTGGCGCTGCCCGCACTGCTCCCACTCGTACAAATGGAAGTGGAACGAGCACGAAGCCGACCATGACGCGCCAATAGTCATGCAATGCGACGACTCCTGCAAGCGCGAAACAAAGGGCCGCATGTATCGCGTCGGAGAAGCGCGATATGCGGTTATCTTTGCGGAGAAAATGCCATGAAGCAATCACAAGGCCGGCGCCTAATCGCCATGCTCAAGCGCAAGCCCATGTCCTACCTAGAGATGAACCTGACCGGCATCAGCGTATGCCCGCAGAAGCGAGTTGCCGAATGCCTACGGGAAGACGAGCGCATCATCAAGGCTAAGGACTCCAGCGGCAGGGTTCGGTGGCGGGTTGTTTCGGCGACGAAGTGGACCGCTTGACTTGCGCATTTTGTCTACATGCGCGATAATTCAACACGGACCCCGGCTTTACCTCGTCTGATCCACGAGGAACATAGTGAACCCCACACTCGCCGGCAAGTCTTTTCGTGGGGCGCATGGGATTCTTGATGTCTTTTGCTTACATGCCCTTTTACACCGGAGATTACTACCGGGACACGCGGCATTTATCCATGCTTCAGCATGGCGCATATAGGCAGTTACTAGATCATTGTTGGGACCAAAAAGGCCCGCTTCCGCTTGATATGACGCGGTGCTTTCGCATTTGCGGCGCGGTATCAAAGGAAGAACAAGACGCGGTCTATGGCGTGATTGCAGAGTTCTTTGTGCGAATGGAAGACGGGCATTACAACCGCCGTATGCAGCGCGAGATAGAGCGAGCCGCATCAGTGTCTGGCGCTAGATCGGATGCAGCGCACACTAGGTGGAAGGCTAGAGAATCCATCCGCAGCATTGATGCTGCATCGCGGGATGCAAATGCAATGCAAGTGCATAGCAAGAGCAATGCAAGTGCTGCATCCCCATCCCCATCCCCATACCCATCCCCATACCAAGAAAACCTAGATGCTACGCATCTTGTGCCCGCTGCTGCGCAGCAGGCCCGAATTCCGCGATGCCCTACAGAGGAAATCATTAAATCCTTTCACAAGCATCTGCCAATGCTTCCTGCTGTCGTCGTCGTCAATGCAAGCCGCAAAGCTGCGATAAGCGCAAGGTGGCGTGAAGTGGTAACAACAGACAAGATGGGTTTGGAAGCCGGCATTGAATGGTTCGATTGGTTTTTCGCGCACGCCGCCAAGTCTCGATTCCTTACAGGCAGGACTACTTCAAGGGATGGCAGATCGTGGCACGCTGATCTGGATTGGCTAATGAAGCCTGTCAACTTCGCCAAGACAATCGAAGGCAACTACCATAAGGAGGCAGCATGAGTTACGGAATTGCGAAGCAGCGCAGAGAGGTGGCCGAACCGGAGCGCCCGATCAGTTACCGATGCCCTGCGAATGGTTGCCCTAACGCGGCTAGCGTTTCGTTTGATGGATCAAGATGGGCTTGCTACTTTCACGCTAAAGCAGAGTCAGAAGACTGGCCCGCTACGACGCAATGGATCGGCGAGAACTGGCCGAGGGCGTGCAATTGGAACCATCCTGATAAGGTTGCATACGAAGCCGAGCAAGCTGCAAAGCGCAGAGCAAAACTAAAGCAAAACGGCTCCAGCATTGGTGGATTCGGCTTGCTGCCATGACACTCCCCGCATGCGCTGGAGGATGGTGCAAAAAGCGCGAGCAATGCGCCGACTACCATGCCGTACACCGGACATCCATTGTCGAGCGGCTGTGCCCAAAAGGCCAGGATGAACCGGAGTATCCGGGTGTTATGCGGCGCCAGTTGCGGCCTGGATCAGTGGAAGTCACGAAGATCCGCTTATCCAAAAAAGCTAGGGGGCTTGCCGAAGTGCGCGGAATCTGGGCGCCAAAAGATCAGCACGAAATGATTAAGGCCAGTAAAGCAAAGGAAAATGCAGTCAAACCAAGCTGAATGCGCAATCTGCCAGCGGCCGTTTACGCGCATGAATTCGCTACAGACTGTGTGCGGCATCAGGTGCGCCGCGAAAGTGGCTCCAAAGGCCCGCAAAGAGGCCGCAAAGGCACTTCGGGAAAGGCGGGAAGCTGCAAAGCCGCGCGGCAAATGGTTGCAGGAGGCTCAAGCGGCATTCAATGCATACATCCGCAAGCGCGACGAAGCGATGCCGTGCATCAGTTGCGGTCGGTTCCATGAGGGCCAGTGGCATGCTGGGCACTACTTATCCACAGGAGCACGGCCCGAGCTTCGATTCGACGAGCAGAATTGCCACAAGCAATGCCAGCCGTGCAATACGCATCTGCACGGCAATCTCGTGATGTACCGCGCCGAGTTGATCCGCCGCATCGGCTTAGCGAAAGTGGAAAAGCTAGAAGGACCTCACCAGCTGTGTAAATGGACGGTAACGGACTTGAAAGCGATTCGTGACGATTACCGGGCAAAGGGAAAAGCACTGTGAGCGCCTATTACAACGAAATCGACAAGTTCGCGGCGCAGTGGCTACGCAACCTGATTGCAGCCGGGCATATTGCACCCGGCGACGTTGACACAAGGAGCATCGTCGATGTCAGACCTGACGACCTGCGCGGATACACACAATGCCACTTCTTCGCAGGCATTGGAGGATGGAGCTACGCCCTGCGGCTTGCAGGATGGCCAGATGACCGACCTGTTTGGACAGGCTCTTGTCCCTGCCAACCGTTCAGCAGCGCCAGCGGCGGGAAAGACAAGAGGCACGAAGACGATCGGCATCTCTGGCCTGTTTGGGCACGGATCATCGCTGCAAGCAAACCTCGAGCGGTCTTTGGCGAGCAGGTTGTCGATGCAGGAGATTGGATTGATTGGGTCTGCGATGACTTGGAAGCACTGGGTTACCAAGTCGGGGCGTGTGTTCTCCCGGCTTGTGCTGTCGGTTTTGACCATGCGCGCCCTCGGATTTACTTTGCAGGCCACGCCGACATGCACGGCGAACCAAGGATCGCCAGCGATGCGCAGCAAGTGGCCGGGGTGCCGCGACATAGAGGTGTCAAACAGGAGTTGGCGCTCGAGGATGGGCTACCCCGTCGAATGGGCGCAATGCGAGCCTACGGCAATGCCATCGTCCCGCAGGTCGCCGCCAAATTCATAGAGGCAACACTGTGAACATTGAAGAACTTACAGCCAAGATGCAACACGGAACCCGCAAGCTGCCGCCTCAAGGCAAAAAGCCCAACGCATGGACGCCGGACGAAGATGCAATCCTGCGGGAACACTACCCATTAGGGGGATATGCGGCAGTGACAAGCCGCCTAGAACGCACCGAAAAGGCTGTGTGCATGCGCGCAAAGCTCCTTGGCATCAGGTCAGGCAAGAATCCGACAAAGGAATGGACTATGGCCGAGGATCACTTGCTGCGGAAGCACTACGAAGCGCACGGTGGGGCTTACGTAGCCCAGCTTACCGGGCGAACAGTGATATCGGTGCGATACCGGGCCAGCAAACTAGGTGTAAACGCTGACAAGAGCTTGGCCGGCAAAATACGGCGCAGGGTGCAGCTAGATAAAGCCCGCGAGCGTCGGCACGGCCCGAAGATGACGGTAGTGAAGGCCAAGGAAAAGCCCAAAGTGAAGCAATGGGAAGGCGAGGCTGTTATCACCAAAGACACCAAGATCACCATTGCCGCGCCGTTTGTGGACAAGCGATGGTTGCCGGATGTGGTTAAGCGGGTAGTCAATGCCAACGAGTGCAGAGCATGGGCGACTCAGGTATGATCTGCAAAGCCTGCGAAGAATCACGCGCTAATCGTTGGTGCGGGCACTTCCGCGCAGATTGCCCTGACTGCAAAGCAAGGGCACTAGCCAATAGCCCAGCATGCTTCGAGGCAGCACAGGCCGGAGCGATCACCCCTAGTTATAGGGATGCACTGCAAGCCGAATTCGGGGAGAAGTGGCTAGAGGGGCATGAGAAGGTGAAGGAATGGACACAATCGCCAAACTCAAAGAGTTAGCATAAAATCGGCGCATGGCAGCCAGATTGAACCGCATGCACTCAGAGCAAGTGCGAGCAAAGATTCAGGCCGCAGTGATCGTTGATCGACTGCACAAGCACATGCTTGGCGAGCTAGAGATGACAGCCAGCCAGATCAACGCAGCACAGATTCTGCTGGATAGGTCTGTTCCAAAACTGTCGCAAATTCAACACACTGGCGAAAACGGTGGCCCGGTTCAGGTGCAAGCCGTTGAATGGACGGTAGTTAAGTGAGAGTCGGGCGCAAATGGCGTCGCATGGCCGAGATATACAAGCGATTCGCTGTAGGCCATCCTCATGCCGACTTTGGAGAATCTGCGGCTCTAGCGATGTTTGCGCATGAGTCAACCGGAGCGCCGCTACCTGACCCACGCACAAACGGCTACGCACTTGGCAAGAAGTGGATGGACGTGACGATAGCCGGATGGAAGGACGAGATTCCGCAAATGGGGCTGCTGGTGTCAGAGTTGTTGGCGGACGGCTATCCAGAGTGGTTTCTGCGCCGAGTAGGAGTTCTGCAACTCGATCCTAAGCGTCGAGCTTGCGAATGGTGGCTAGCCAAGGCATGAAGCTAAGGCCCAAAATCGGGCCAGCATTCGAGCCATTCCTGAAGCCGGCGCGCTACAAAGGCGCGTTTGGAGGCAGAGGTAGCGGCAAATCGCACTTCTTCGCGCAGCTTCTCGTTGCCACAGCGGCTAGCAGGCCGGGCCTACGCGCAGTGTGTGTGCGTGAGGTGCAGCGAACCCTAGCGCAGTCATCCAAACGCCTGATCGAAGACAAGATCAGAGAACTAGGCGTCACCGACCTGTTTAAGCTCACTGAGCGCGAGATTCAGACCCCCGGCGATGGCGTCATTCTGTTCGAGGGCATGCAGAGCCACAATGCCGACTCAATCAAGTCCCTTGAGGGCGCGTCGATTGCGTGGGTAGAGGAGGCCCAAACCCTTAGCCAGCGTTCGATTGACTTGCTGCGGCCTACCATCAGGGCTCCGAAGTCTGAGATATGGTTCAGTTGGAACCCTGAGAAACCGACAGACCCTGTCGACGTGCTTCTGCGCGGGGAACATCCTCCACCTGACGCAACGGTCCTGCCGGTCAACTGGGACTCGAATCCGTGGTTCCCCCAGGTGCTGCGGGATGAAATGGAGTACGACCGCAGGCGCGACCCTGACAAGTTCGCGCATGTGTGGGGCGGCGGATACCAGCAGAACAGCGAAGCCCGCGTGTTCCGCAACTGGCGGATAGAAGACTTCGAGCTATCGCCTGAATGGATACTCAGGCAAGGCGCAGACTGGGGCTTCAGCGTTGACCCCTCAGTTTTGGTGCAGTGCGCAATAGTCGGGCGCACGCTCTACGTGATCCATGAGGCATACAGGGTAGGGTGCGAGGTTGATTTCCTGCCTGACCTGTTCCGCACGGTGCCTGACGCCGAACGCTGGCCGACAATCGCCGACTCTGCCCGGCCGGAAACGATCAGCTACATGCAGCGGCACGGCTTCCCGAAGATGCTGGCCGCAGTCAAGGGGGCGCGGAGCCTAGAGGAAGGCGTATCTTTCCTGCAGAGCTTCGACATCGTTGTCCACACTCGCTGCCGGCGCACTGCGGCAGAGTTGCAGGCATACAGCTATGAAACCGATCCGCTAACGTCGCTCGTTATCCCGAAGCTGAAGGACAAGGATAACCACGTCATTGATGCACTGCGATACGCCTGCGAGGGGGCAAGGCGGGCACGGAAGCCGGAGACATACGACTTCAGCAAGTCAGCGGCTGTCGGGTTGCCGGTATAGTGCTTGACTATCAATGATCGAAACCTATAATCGCGCACGATGAGCGCGACCCCTGACGAAGCCGCACGCCTGTATCGGGAGTCGCTTGATGCGCTTTCTGATCAGCGTAAGCAGATCGAAGAAGACCTTCGATTCTCCGATCCGTCAGACCCGCAGCAGTGGGACGCGGACGAGAAGCGCAAGCGCGAGACCGATCCAGGTGGCGCGCGTCCGTGTCTGGTGTTTGATCAAACTAGTCAATACGTGTCAAACGTAGCCGGCCAGATCGAACAACGGCCCCCTAGCATTCACGCCATCCCCATTAGCTCAGGTGCCAGTCAGAAGGCCGCCGAGCAATTCGACGGGATCATGCGGTATGTCGAATATGCATCGCGGGCGCAGTCTCACTACATCAGGGCTTTGACATCGGCGGCGCGTTCTGGTGTTGGTTACGTCACGGTGCGCCCGCAGTACATCGACCGAGCACTGAACCTGCAAGAACCCAGGATTGGCAGTGAGGGCGACCCGCTCAAGGTTGTGCTTGATCCTTGGTCGCAAGAGATTGACGGGTCCGACGCGACATTCGGGTTCATCTTGTCGCCGCTCAGTCACGCGGTGTTCGAGACTCAATTCGGGGTCAAGGCGAAGAAGATCAGCTTTGGCACTGACGAGCAAAGGCAGCTAGACCTTGAGCGCGAGGAAGTTCTGGTCGCTGAGTATTGGCGGGTGGAGAACAAAGAGCGCAACATGGTTGCGGTTCGCTACACCAATGACGAGATTGGCTCGCTGACGGTAGAGGAATACCAGAAGGCCGAATCTGAAGGACAGCAGCTTGAGGTGATTCGGGGCTATACCGACAAAGTGCGCCGCGTCAAATGGTCACTGCTGTCGGGCGCTGAAGAACTGATCGAAGAACGCGAGTTCCCTGCCAATTCAATCGGCATCATCCCTGTTTACGGGTATGTCGGATGGTCCGATGGTCGCATGACCTATTGCGGCATCCCGCGCAGGGCGAAGCATCCACAGAAGGCCTATAACTATCACATGAGCGAGATTCGCGCGTTCATGGCGATGGCGCCTAAAGCCCCGTGGTTAGTGCCTGAGCGTGCGATTCGTGGGCTAGAGACTCTATGGGACCGCGCATCGGTTGAATCTAGGGCGTATCTGCCTTATCACGACATCGACGAAACGGGACAGCCGATCAACGCGCCGACTCGTGCGCCGCTGGCTATCAACCTGTCAAACCACACTCAGGGCGCCGAAATGGCACTGAGGGATATTCAGGCCGCGCTGGGCATGTATCAGGCGAATCTAGGTGCGCCCAGCAATGAAACTAGCGGCATTGCCATCAATGAGCGCAAACAACAGGGTGAGGCGTCAACTGCACACTTCCCCGCTCATTTGTCGGCATCGTTGACGCAAGTCGGCAGGGTGTGTTTAGACATGGTGCCAAAGCTAATCGACAGCCGGCGCCAAATGCGAGTTCTGAGCATTGACGGCAAGGCTTCGGCGATTCAAGCCGACCCGAAAGCCCGTGACGCATTCGATGACACTCGCGGCCATATCACGATTAACCCGTCGATTGGCCGATACGACGTGCGGGTAGTGGTCGGCGGCAACTTCGCAACCCAGCGGCAGCAGGCGCAGCAGGCTTACACAGAGATGATGCGCGCCGCACCTAACATGCTGCCGGCTGTAGCCCCGTTGTGGGCGCAAACCCTTGACGTGCCGCACGCCGACAAGCTCGCGCAAGTGCTCACGGCAATGGCCCCGCCTGAAGTGCGCGCCATCCTGCAGCCGAACGCAGACGGCACCGACACAGCATCGCTGAAGGCCGAGAATGAACAACTGAAGGCCGCATTGCAAGAGGCTACGCAATTGGCTCATGAGGCGCAGTCTGACGCCGACGAGGCCGAAGGCAAGGTTCGCGAGCTTGAAGCGCGGCACAAGGTAGAGGACGACAAGGTGGCTGTGCAGGCTTACGACGCCCAAACCAAGCGCATGGCCGCACTGAGCAATGCCATTCCGCCCGAGCAGGTTCCGGTGCTTGTGCAGAAGACCATTGCAGAGATGCTGGATCAGCCCAATCCGTGGCCCGGAGAGGAAATGCAGGAGCAGGAGAAGCCCGCAGAGCCTGAAAAGCCCGCAGCCCCCGCGCCTGAGCTGCAGGCCATCCTTCAGCAGATCGAAGCTCTGTCGGCCGCTTATCAAGAGTCTCGCGCAGACATGGCCAAGCTAGCCGAGAAGGTTAGCCAGCCGCGCAAGCGCATTCCGGTGCGGGATTCGCGCGGCGACATCCTGCACGTTTTGGAAATGCCAGAAGGCGCGGCAGAAGTTAAGCAGATTCAGTAGGTGAATCAATGACTGACAAGCCACATCAGGCCGAAGGCGCCGCAACCATTGCAGGCGAATTTGTATTCAGTGACGCGCAAGGCAATGAAGTCGGGCGCATGCCATTCAAGGGAGTGATTCATCATGGCGAGTTGGGCGAACGAGATGAAAAAGGCGGCGCTGGACGCTGCGCTGGCACTGCTGAACGGGGGGCAGTTTCGGCTGCTGACTAGCGGGTCTAGTGAACTTGCAAGCCTTACGCTAGGCACGCCTGCATTTGCTGCTGCAAGTACCGCAAACCCTAGCGTTGCGGTATCTAACACCATCACAGCAGATTCGTCGGTTACGGCCGGAGATATCGGATTGTTTGAGTTGCGCACCAGCCTTTCGGCCACGCGCATTTCAGGGTCCGTAGGCGTCGGTTCCGGCGACATTCAAGTGTCTAGCGTGACGATCCCGCCGACTGCCACTAGCGTATCCTGCCCAGGCGGAATTTCGATCTCGCTAAACATTAGCTGAAATGCCGGATTTCGCCCTTGCCCGCAGCGCGAGACTTGCGCCAACATCGGCATCGGCACAAATCAATGCCGATCCGAAGTTAGTGCCAGCGGCATCGTTTACGGCATCGCCGACAACTGGTGCCCAGCCGCTGACGGTGACGTTCACCAATGCAAGTTTGTTCGCCACAAGTTACTTCTGGCAGTTCGGCGACGGTGGCACCAGTACAGCGACAAATCCGACGCACACCTACACCACGGCAGGCAGCTTCAGCGTGACCCTCACGGCCACCGGGCCGGGTGGAACGAGCGCGCCGTTCACCCGCACCGGGTACATCACGGCTACTGGCACTGTCGTGGTCCCGCAAGACCCGGCCGACATCACCACGTTCTTGCTGACCGATCCAGTCGGCGGCGCAGCGGTGCCGTTCACCATCGGGCAGCCGTTCATCGAGGGCGAGATTGCCAACTTCGCATCGCCGACTGCCAGTGTTGCCATCATCGGCGCCACGGCCCAGGTCACGCCGAAGAACTACTGGCCGGACGGCTCGCTGAAGTTCGCCATCATCAGCGGCACAGCAGCGTTGCCGGCCAACACGCCGACGCAGATCGTCGTACGCCGGGCTGCCGCTAGCTCGGGCGCCGCACTGACCCTTGCCGATCTGAAGACCGCCATGAGCGGTCAGGCGTGCAGCATCAGCGCCGGGGCTTATGGCACCGTGTCGTGGTCAGCGGCTGCTGTGCCAGGCGCGGACTTCGACGCTCCATTCGAGACGTGGGTCACTGGACACCGCATGTCGTCGTGGAGGTTTCGTAAGGACTTCTCGGGCGACGCACACCTGACCGGCTGGATTGAGGTCCGCCTGTACGAAGGGAGTACCCGGCAAGTCGATGTGCTGCCGTGGGTTGAAAACAGCCGATTTCGCGTCCCGAACCGCACCAGCAAAAGCGCCACATTCACATTTATGCTGGGCAGCACTGTCAGGTTTAGCGAGATCATCGACTACCCGGCCGCAACCCGCGCACCACTAATCGGAACATCATCCAAAGCTGGCGGAACCGAGGTTTCGTACTGGCTTGGCGCAACACAATTCGACGTGGTTGTGCAGCATGAGCGCGACTATCTCTGCGCGACGGAGTTGGTCCCTTCGTACATGATCGAAACGCCAGCATTAGACGGAAATGCGGCAGCGCTGGTAACCAGCTACACACCACTGCAAAAAGGGAATTTCGCCAGCAGCGGTTCGGGTGTCGGCTTTAGCCCTGACATCGGCCTGCTGCCGCAGCACGATGTGCTGTACATCACGACGCCGACGCTGGCGAAGGCGTACAAGGCGGTCGTGTTCAACGGCTACTCGGCCAGCCGACACGGTTTGGCGTTCCGCGATGAGGCGTATGCACCGGACCCGAACAAGCCGATCAGATTCTTGGCGAGTCACAACAAATACACGACCCTGGCCACGCCTTCCACCACGGGCGATCAGATTGCAGCCGCAACAGGCACGCCAGCGGCCCCGTGGGCGCAGTCTCACTGCCCGTCGGTTGGGTATCTGGCCTACCTGCTGACTGGCCGGAAATATCACCTGGATGACGTGCAGTTTGCGCCGAATCTGAACTGCTTGAACACGGCAGACGCGAAACGGCAATATGAGAAGGGGATTTTCGACTCCAGCAGATCGGCCGTCGCCCCAAGAACTGTCGCATGGTCGAACCGATCACTGGGGCAGGCGGCGTGCGCGACACCTGATGACGACAGCATCAGATCGCACTACCTGGCCCAGGTCGGGCACAACGTCGAGTTCCACTGGGGGCGCTACTACAACCAGCCAAACAACCCTCTTGGGGTTGTTACGTCAGGACCGACAACCGTCGAGGACGTTGACCTTGGTGGCCAGCTAGACGATGAAGTTTGGATAGTAGAGGCCGGCAGTACCGCGAGCGTATTGATAGTTTCCCGCGTCGATGACGCGTCATCGCAGTCTGTTGGTGCGGATGTTCTGGCTGGTTGGAAGGTTCGGGATCCGTTCGGCAACGTCCGCACTATCGCCTCGTCTCAGGCGCGAGTCCCTGATAACTATGACTGGGCCACGATCACACTATCCAGCGCGTTTCCATCAGCACTGCCTGAGGGCACTGCCCTTGGCGCCAACGACGGCCTGTTCAAATCTTCTACGTGGATGGATGACTACATCACGCAGTCGTTCGGCTACGTAAAGGGCTTGAAACTGTTCGCCACCGGCGCAACCGCGACCCAATTCGACCAATTCTGGAGTTGGAAGGCGAAATCCATCGTCGGCAGGTTGGGCGGGCCCGGGTCGAACGAATGGCTGTATCGCGATCTGACCAACACGTATGTGGCTACGGCGCCTGTAGACCTGCCAAATTACTACACTGGGGCCGGGCCGTGGTTTGCGAACTGGGGCGAGGCGTACACACTGAACTATTCCGGGCAGTCCACAACGCCAAGCATCTATCCGCTGTTGTCTCCTGGTCCTAGGGAGGAGGGCGATCTGCGTTCGTGGCATTACGGTGGTGGCGCTGCGGGCTCGAGCTACACCGCCTCGGCGATGCCGGCTGTGGCCTACGCAGTCAGGCACGCCGCAGTAGGGGCCGAGGAAGGCTGGCGGCGGCTATCAAACACCAGTAACTGGTGGGAATTCCAAGCTGATGTCGTTGGTGTGCCGATGGGTGCAGCGTGGCCGTACACGATGCCCAAATGGCGCCGTGGCATGGCCATCGGGCAGGTAGTGAGTATCACTGGGACCAGCAGCAATAGCGCGCCGCCGACTCGCGCCTCCATCATCACGCTGAACGGCCTGCTGGCAGTTGCCGGAGGCACAGCCGTCGGGGCCAGGCTAGAGGCCTACTGCGGTGCAACCATAGATACGCGCAGAGCGATTGTATGGGTTGCGGCAGGCGGTGGGCACGGCGATTACCACGGCAACGAGGTTATCTACCTCGATCTGCGCGACGACAGCCCCGCGTGGGTTGAGAGATGGCGCGGCAGCTCCGGTGAGGTTGGCATTGCCGCTATGAACAACTACCGCTATGGGTGGACTCTGAGCGGGTGCACAACCAGCGTCATTCGGTGCTGGGTCGGTGCAACCGGATCTGACGTTGGCAAAACAATCTCCATCAACGGCGAAGCTAGGGTCATCGCATCGGCCGACGCGAGCAACTACACACTGACGCTAGCCACGCCGCTGTCAACGGCCCCAGCCGCTGGCGTCAACATCCTGTCCCTGAACCCTGTTCACAGGTCTGGTACGGTTCAATCTGGCAGCACGTCATCCACGTTTATTTTGGGCGCTCCGGTCTACGCCGACGATGTGGGGCGAGGGTTCATCGTCGCGGGCTATGGCTGGCAGACAATCCAGTCGGTGAACGTCGGCGCGCAGACTGTGACCATTGCGGGCACAACACCGTTCACTGTGGGGGCCCAGTGGGAAATCGGGTATCAACCAGGCCTGCAAATCTACGGGCGTTATGGGGATTTCCAGCCTGCCAGTCGTCACACCTACTCGAACACGCAGTTTGTAGAGCGCCACGGACGAGTTATTTCGCTGGGAGGGTCAATGTCGCATGCAGGCACACTGCACTACGACACCGAGGCGTTTGACGTAGAAGCCGGTGTGCAAGTCAACGGCTGGGACGAGCCTGGAACCTATCCCAATGTGTTCGGACAGACCGGAGGCGGTGGCTCGATCCCTGGCTCTGTGTGCCGCGATCCAGTCACAGATTGCATCTATGTGAGCGGCGATTCGCAGGTGTTCAAACACACTCCAAACCCGACTGGTTTGGGCATGACGCGTACACTGGTCTACGATAATCCATCGTGGAATTCGAACCGAAATCTGCCATGCGCTGTTGACACTCGCCGCAACCAGATTTTCTATCTCATTTGCGGTGGTGGTGTAGCCAAAGTTCGGCGCCTGACACTGTCAGGCACTCCGGCCGGCGCCGAGTTCAGTCTGACGGGGAGTAGTGAGGCACTGAATGTGCTCAAAAATGTGTCGTCAATTGAGGGCGCAGGAATTTGTTATGTTCCGTTCACAGACCGTTTTTACGTCAAGCTCCGGGATGCCGGATCGGTTGTGTACGTGATTGACCCGACCACGTTTGCAGTCAGCATCATGACGACAACGGGCACTAGTTTTCTGGCTCAAACCGGCAGCACAGGGCAGGGCACGTATAACAAGTGGATGTTTGATCCTATTCATAGGGGCATCGTCTACATCCCACAATCTGCCGCCGACGTGCAGTTTCTGCGCCTATACTGAGGAAAACCATGGCTAATTTTGCAACCAGCACGTTCAGCAGTGGCTCAACGATCACCGGAAATACGCCGGAACTCGGCGGCACATGGTCTGCTCATGCAAACAGTTCCGGATCGGAGTTGGTGATTTCGAGCGGCAAAGTCACACAGGGCGGCACGAGCGGTAACACAAGATATGTGATCTCGGCCACGCCGCCTTCTGCCGATTACAGTGTAACCGCCGACATCACGATAGGCGGAACAAGCGATGTGCTGCTTGGGGTGCTTGGTCGGACTCAATCTGGGGATTACGGATACTCTGCGGCTTTGCATGAGGAAGTTGGCGGGCTTTCGATTTTTGAATTCGCTGGCAGCGGCCCCGTAGTAATAGCCACCTGTTATTTCCCGTCATACACCATGCCGGCGGGAACCTACAAAGTCATCCTGGAAATGTCTGGGAGCACTCTAAACGCCTATTGCCAACGCAAATCCGACGACCAGTGGTTGACAAACCTCACATGGGGCGGAACAAAAGCGGTTGGGGCTACCTCTAGTGACGCCTCAACATCTGCGGCAGGGAATGCTGGCATCTGGATATCGTGTAACAGCGGATCGACGGGAACAATCGACAACTTCGCGGCATTTACAGGCGCTGAAGATGGTGGCGGAACGCCGGCTGGCGCCGCGATGGCTTATTACGCACAACTTTGAAAAGTGGAGTAGATCATGGCTGACATTTATCTTGACGTTGACACCGCGCTAGCCGAAGTGCCGGTCAATTTGATGCCTCTGTTGGACGACACGGACTTCAAGACGATTGAAGACGCTGTGGCGTACAACGCGGCGGGCATGGCGCTTCGCTGGCACTTCATTACCTCCGCTGGGGCATACTCTGTTACGTCCGTGACCCCAACGACAGCCGGCGTGCATGACTGGACCGATCAGGGCGACAGTGGCGTCTACACCATAGAGATTCCAGCCAGCGGTGGCACGATCAACAACGACACCGAGGGGTATGGTTGGTTCACCGGCACGGCTACGGGCGTGCTCCCGTGGCGCGGCCCGGTCATCTGCTTCCGCGCAGCTGCGATCAATGATGCGTTGTGCGACGGTGGCGACCTGCTCGACGTGAACGTGACGCAGAACGGCGGCACAGCGATCACCAGCGCGTCAGGCGTTCAGGAGGTCAAGGTCGCGTCGATGGCGTCGGGCTCGATTACCGCAGCAGCCGCAGCGACCGACTTCGGCACCGAGGTCGCAGACGCGATCTGGGACGAAGTTGTAGAGCACACATTCACCGGCCGGCAACTGATGCGCCTGTTCGCCGCAACGCTCGCAGGGCAAGCAAGCGGGCTGGGCACCACGACTGCGGTTTACAAGGGCCTGGACGACTCGACCACGCGGATCTCGGCAACGGTCGACGCCGACGGCAACCGCACGTCAGTGTCGCGCACTGTGAGCTAAACCGCCATGTTCGGCGCCAAATACTTCGGCGCACGATACTTCGGCGGCCGATTCTTCGGGCACTATGGAGAGGCATCTCCATTTGTGCTCGGCGTCTACATGGGGCCGAGGTATTTCGGCCTCAGGTATTGGAATCAGCGGTTTGTCGATAGTGTCGATGGAGCCTATTCTGGCTCGCGCTTCTTTGCCAACAGGTACTTTGGGCTACGGTACTTCGGCGCGAATCAGACTTCTGATCCGTTTGAGCTTGCGCAGTCTCAAGGGCTCGCGGGATCAGGCATTGGATCGTTTTCTAGCCTCGCTCTGACATACGGATCAGACAAGGCAATTGCGCAGACAAACACGCTGGCTGGGTCAGGTATTGCCGGTATTACGGCTTTGCTGAGTTATGAGAATGAAGATTGGGCGTTCACGCCACCGCTTGAGCTAACCCCGGCAATCGGGGTTGGTGCGCTTGCTTGCGATCTTGAGTTTATAGAGCCAACAACTGGCGGCGCGGGGCGGTATTTTGGATCGCGCTATTTTGGTCCTAGGTACTTTGGCCCTCGATATTGGAGCACCCTATATGGATGGAATCTTGAGCAAACGGCGGGGCTTGCTGGAGTAGGCGCAGGCACAATTTCCGCAGGGATAGGGCTCGGCATTGTGTTTGCGCCGACTCAGGCGTTTGCTGCTATTGGCACCGGAACTTATGCGGCCGGCCTATCGTATGTAGACCCGCCGCCAGTCATTCCAGAATCTGAGGCTGTAGGGTTCTGGCCGGAATACATGCCTCACAAACGCAAGCGAAAGAAGGCCGACGAACCTGATTCCGCTGAAGAAATGGAGGCTGTCGCTGAAGTCGCCGCGCCGCAGCGCGAGAAGCTGACCATCAAGCGGGCAAGGCCAGTGATTCAAGTGCAGAAGGTTGAAACGGTCGCAGACAAGATTGAGCGCATCGCAATTGACCGAGCAAAGAGGGAGAGAAAGCGCAAGAAGGATATGGAAGAAAAGTTACTGATGATGGATTGACCGTTACTAAAGGAGAATCGAATTGACTGAAGTTGCATTGCCAGTAGCCGAGCAGGCAGAGGCGAGCACCAATCCTGTAGAGGACGCGGCTGCTCAGGTTCAAACCCAAACCGAACAGCCGGAAACTGAGGCTATCGAGCCGGTAGAGGAAAAGCCTACCGAAGAACCCAAACCCGAGAAAACGCACGAGCAGCGCGAGATTGATCGCATGCGGCGCAAGATTGACCGCCTCGTCAGGCAGCGCGAAGAACTTCGGGCTAGAACTGAACAAAACTTGACACGCCAAAACATTGACGGCGATAATCAAGAAAGCGCAAGCGATAGCGAACAGCTAACGCTCTCGCGGGCAGAGTTGGCACGTTTGGTTGAACAGCGAGCGCGAGAAGTTGCTCCGCAGGTCAGAAGGCAACTCGACGCGATTGAGCACCGGCAAAGTGTCGTTGACAGGCTTTCGCGGGACTGGGGTCAGGAACGATTCGACGCGCTCGCATCGGACTTGGACGACGCCTTCGGCGGTTTGCGTGACCAAACGGGAAACGCAAAGCCAGCTACCGACGCGATCTTCGAGGCCGACGACCCGAAGCAACTTATCGAATACCTTGCCGACCCTGACAACGGGGCCGAAGCTCTGCGTATTTCTCGCATGTCACCAGTTCAGGCGGGCCGGGCGGTTGCCCTGCTAGAAGCCAAGCTGGCACAGCAGAAGGCACAAGCGAAGCCCGAACCGAGTAAGGTGCCCGCGCCAATTGAAGCGCCGCGCGGGCAAGGTCGCGTGACCAAAGACCCGAGCGAGATGACCGACAAGGAGTTTGCCGAGTGGCGTCGAGCGCAGATCAAGGCACGCGGGTTTTGAACATAAATTTGAAGGATTGAACTGTGAGCAACTCCCTTGTAACGATTGATATGGTGACGCGCGAAGCGCTCCGTATCGCCCACGAATCGTGCCAGTTCATCGGCACGACTGACCGCCAATATGATTCGAGCTATGGTGCTACTGGCGCCAAGATCGGCTCTGCATTGCGTGTCCGCAAGCCAAATGCCTATGTCCGCACGCAAGGTTCGCGCGTCATGGACGTACAGGATCAGGACGAGCAAACCGCCACGATCACGCTGGCGACGCAGGATCACGTCGATATGCGGTTCAACTCTGCCGAGTTGGCCCTGTCGATTGACGAGATCAGCAAGCGCTACATCGAGCCTGCGGTGAAGGTGCTTGTCTCGGGCATCGAAGCCGACTATCTGGCCTATGCCACGAAGCGTACGTATAACGTCGCTGGGACTGTCGGGTCGGCTATCAACGACCTTGCAGCGCCGGGTGCCGCCCGTGCCAAGATCAATCACGGCCTTGCGCCGAAGGATGGTCAACGCTACGTGCAGATGGACTCGGTGACGATGGGCGGATTGGTCAACGGCCTGAAGGGCTTGTTCCACGACTCCACGCAGATCAAAGAGCAATACCGCGAAGGCATGGTCGGTCGCACCGGCATGGCGGACTGGTATGAGAATGATCGATGCTGGACGCTGAACAACTCTGCGGACATTGACGTGACCACGGCAGCGAACGCAGCAGTGACGGACGGCGGGACAAATATCACGCTTGCATCAGTGTCTAGCGCCACTAATGCCGGGATGGTGTTCACTGTGCCGGGTGTTTATGCCTGCCACCCTGAAACGAAGCAGTCGCTTGGCTATCTGCAGCAGTACACCATCATCACTGGTGGCACGACTACGCAGACTGTCAGCCCGGCAACGATCCTTACGGGTCCGCGTCAGAATGTGTGCAGTTCCACGAGCACACAACTTGCGGCGACGGCATACAACGGCACTGCAGTGGTCCCGGTGTTTGTCGGTGCAGCTTCGACCAACTACGTGCAGAGCCTGATGTATCACAAAGAGGCATTCCAATTCGTCACGGCCGACCTGCCGCTGATGGACGATGCCGCCAAGTGCGTGCGCAGGACTCAGGACGGGTTGTCGCTGCGGGTCTGGCAAGCGTCCGACATCCGCAACGACGAACTGCTCATGCGTATCGACATCCTCTACGGATTCGCCGCGCTGCGTCCTGAATGGGCCTGCCGCATGATCGGCCTGGCTGCTGCCTAACCTGAAGGAGATAGAAACATGGCTACTTATGAACGCCTGGACTACGGTTCCAGCGATGGCTGCCAAGTCGGCGGCGCGGCAACCGACAAGATCGGTTTCTTCGGCGCTACTCCGGTTGCCAAGCCGTCCGTCACTTGGCCGAATACCGGCACGGCGACGACCACGCTGAACGAAACCAAGGTGAACCGCATCATGGCGGCCCTTGTCTCCCTGGGGCTCATTGTCACGACCTGATCGTGAAATGAGCTATCACGGGGCCGCATCTCACAAGGGAGCGGCCCCGCTTTTCTTCCACACATCGGGGCAACGATGAGCAATCAGTTTTACGACGAAGGCGAACCGCGAACGAAGCGCAAGGTCATGCTGGCGACAACCAGTTACGACGATCCTTCCGCCGCTTACACCTTCTCGATTTCACGAAGTAGGCAGGCCCTAGAGTCTGCCGGAGTGCAAACCGCCTATCTATTGCTGCAAGGCAATTGCCACGTTGACGATGCGCGCAATGCCGTCGTTCGAGATTTCCTCGCGTCAGACTGCGACGAGTTAGTGTTTCTCGACGCTGACGTGAGCTGGGAACCTGAATCCCTAGTCCAATTGTGCAGCCGCAATGTCGATCTAGTCGGCGGTGTGTACCCTTACAGAAGGGAGCACAGCGACAACATGCCCGTTAGGTTGAAGGACGGCGCGCAATCGACTGAAGGCATGCTCGAAGTAGAAGGGCTGCCGACCGGATTCCTGAAAATCAAACGGTACGTGCTCGAATCAATGGCCGAGCGTGCGCCGAAGTATTGGGACAAACTGGACTTGACGGCGATGGTCTTTGATCGACCTGACCCAGACAAGGACGGGACGCGCTGGGGTGGAGATATTGCGTTCTGCAATCGCTGGCGAGCAATGGGAGGAAGGATTTACGCCGACGCAGAGCTTTGCCTAGGGCATACAGCCAAAACGGTTATCACCGACAGCTTGGCGTCACAGATCCGCCGCTTGTCTGGGCAGACCCTTGCACACCTTGTGCCGAAGTTCCGGGCAGGAAATGAAGACGAGGGCGATTACAACGAGGTCTGCAAGTACATCGGGAACAATTGGGCCGCTGATCCCGGCGTTTTGGCATTGGTTGTCGGTGTGGCTCGCAAGTGCCGAGGCCCGATCATTGAAACCGGCTCGGGCATCAGTTCCGTGATGATGGCGGCGGTGACGGATCAAAAGGTCTACGCGCTAGAGCATTCTCCGGTATGGGCTGCGCAAACGATTGCATGGGCCGAGCAAGCTGGAGTTTCTAACGTCGGTGTCTGCACCGCCCCGCTAAAGGAGTTTTGGTATGACATCGAACAGTTCGAGTTGCCGAAGAAATACGCGCTAGGTTTTTGCGATGGACCGCCGAGATTCTTCGGGACACGGGGCAAGTTCTTTGATGTAATAGCGCCCATGTGCGAGGTTCTAGTCGTTGACGATTACAAGTCCGATCCGGTATACGCTCGCAAGGTCAACGAGTGGGCCACATTCCACAAGCGCACAGTTCAACCTCTCGGTAGAGCAGCACTTATCACCAAGCTATGACCTATCCGCTACGCATGCAACATCCGGCGCACGGATGGCACAACGCATACAACTCAATGGAAGAAGCCCAACTCCGTTCTAACGGATGGGCCGACGATCATGCCGCGCCACAGGCAGACGAGCCGACAACCGCAGTTGCCCCTGTCTCCTACGGTAAGTCACCTGATGGCGCGGCACCCAAACGGCGGGGCCGTCCGCCAAAGGTGAAGTAATGGCATCAGTCACTGCACGCGGGATCATTTCGGACGCGCTTACCTTTGGGCTCAACCGGCTTTCGCCGGGCGAGACGATGGAAGCCGACTTGGCCGATATTTGCCTTGACGCGCTGAATTCGATATGCGACGAACTTAACGGGGTCAAGTCGTACCTGTTCCGCGAAGTCCTTACCGCTTCCAGTGCGATTACAGGGGCCTACGGGACGATCGGGACCGATTGGAGTGGCCTAGCATCAGGCGACAAGATTCTCGGCGCCACGGTGCGTTATGGTGCCTCTGAAGACGTTTTGATGTCGCCGATCACGATGGAACAGTATCAAGCCATCGGTGACAAGACGACTACCGGCGTGCCGGATATGTATGCTCACGATGGCGGGGTGTTGGTGTACCTGTACCCTACGGCGACAAACGCAGTCGTCACGCTGCGGACTAGCGTGGCGGTGTCTGAGTTCACCGACCTAGACACGGTTCACACCTTGCCGGCTGGATACAAGTCTGCCTTCACTGCACTACTGGCCGAGAAGATGGCACCGAGTCTCGATGCCTTGTCGCCGATTGTTGTGCAGCAGGCCAAAGCAGCGCGCACCAGAATTGGCGCGCAAGTCATCAACCCAGCAATCCTAGGCTACATGGATTGCATCGGCTCGAACATCCTGCGGGGTTGGTAGTGCGCGCAATTTCCGTCATCGGCCCGTCCAATTACCTAGCCGACCGCAACAGCGCGTCGCAGCGTTCGGTAAATTGGTATCCGATGCTGACCGAAGGGCCGGGAGAAGATGCGCAGATCGTGCTCGAATCGGCGCCCGGTCTGTCGCTTGTCCACGACTTCGGCGCCACGGTGCGAGGTATCCGCAATGTCGAGGGGCGGCTATTTGTGGTGGCAGGGTCTTACCTGCACGAAGTGAAGAACGGATCTGCAACCGCGCTAGGCTTCGTGGCCGGAGTTGGCCCGGTATCGATGACGAACGGGACCGGGCAACTATGCATTGTCTGCGGCAACGTAGGGGCTGTGTTCAATCTAGAAACCGGGATCATTTCGTCGATAACGTCCGAAGGATGGCGAGGCTCGAACACGGTTGAGTTTCTGGACGGCTACTTTGTATTCGTTGCCCCGAACACGGAACAGTTCTACATCTCAGCGATTGATAACGCTTCAGTGTTCGATGCGCTGGATTTCAGCAGCGCGGACTCTCAACCTGACAGCATTGTCGCGTTGATCGCCATGCGTGGCGAGCTTTACTTCATGGGCACTAGGTCAACCGAAGTTTGGATCAACAGCGGAAACCCTGACTTCCCGTTCACACCGTATCAGGGCACGCCGATTGATGTGGGCGTGGCCGGGACAAGGGCGCTCTGCAACGCAAACGACACGCTGATCTGGATCGGGCAAACGCTCAGGGGCGGGCCGTATGTTTATGCATTGAACGGCTATCAGCCTGTACGTATTTCTACGCAGTCGGTTGAACAACAGCTACTGCGTTCTACCGATATCTCGCAGGCGACGATGTGGACCTATCAGGATGCTGGCGGAGAGTTTGTCGCCATCCAAGCCCCAGGTCTTGAGACTACATGGGTTTGGGATGCTTCGAGCAAGCTATGGCACGAGCGGGGCGAGCTTGAGGCGGGAGAATGGACGCCTAGCAGGATCACGTTTTCCGCATACGCCGATGGTGTGCATTACGCGACAGACGAAACCAAGCTCTACACCATGAGCCGCAACGACCACACGCTGGCCGGTGATGCTTTGGTGCGCGAGCGCACATGGCCGCACATGGTGGGCAATGAATACGAAGCAGTGGCGTATCACTCGCTGGAACTTCGATGCACAACCGGCGAAGAACCGGAAGGGTCGATTACCCTTGAAGTGAGCAATGACGGCGGGGCGGTGTTTGGTTCGCCTCTAAGGCGCTCATTGGGGGCCACAGGACGGCGGCAGCAGCGCGTGCGATGGATGCCCCTAGGGACATGTCCGGCAGGAGGGTCTAGGGTGCATAGGCTCAGGTGCTCTAGTGCCGTGCCGTTAACGATTCAGGGGGCAGTCATCAAATGAGCAGGGTTACGTTGCCATCCTCGAGAATCCCTCTCACGCTTCGGGGTGATGTGGTGTCGGTGGAGTTTTACCGATGGATGCACGACATCACGCATCGGGTCGGCGGGGTTCACGGCTGGGGCAGCGACGATCTGATTACGTCACAGCCAAATGGACAGCCGGAACAGGAAGAACAACTTTATGCCTTGGGCAGTGAGGTGTCGCAGTTGCCAGCCATCGAATCAAGGCTAGCTCAACTCGAAACCGATACGAACGCGCTGGCCGATTCGCTAGAAGAATTGCGCGGCATTCTGGTGTCAATCCTTAGCCGCATGTCGGGTCTAGAACAAGGGACGGTGCAATGACAGTTCAATCTAAAAAGCTCGTCGCGGCGGCGCAAGCCTCGAACAGCCAAACCACGGTCTACACGGCCCCGACGCTGACGCGGACCATCATCGACAAGTGTTCGGGTTACAACGGCACAGCAGGCCCGGTAACGCTGGGAATCAATCTTGTCGATAGCGGCGGCACTGCGTCAAGCACGAATCTGCTGATGAGCAAAAGCATCGCGGCAGGAGAGGCTTACACCTTCCCTGAGATTGTCGGCCACGTATTGGAAGCCGGAGACTTCGTGAGCGTGATTGCTGGTGCTGCGACTTCAATCGTTTTCCGCATGAGTGGCCGCGAGGTGTCGTAATGACGAGTGTCGCAGAGCTTCACGCAACCCTGGCCGAACTTGCTTCGCAAGGATCGGGGGATGGTGACGTTTCGGCGATTGTCAATGCAGCGGTAGCCGGCAGGCAGGCCGCTTCCGGCTTCCCGTTGAGCGACGAGGGCGATTACCTTGTGGCGCTGTCATACGACACGGCTACGCGGAAGGTGACTCTGACGCCTGCGGGCGCAGACTTTGACATTTACGTCAGGGCCGAGAAGTTCACCATAACCGGAACGCATGTGTCCGAGGCGCACTCGGCATCAGCAGGAAATTATTTCTACTATCACAACGGCTCTGCGTTTGTGTGGTCTACGGACCCGTGGCCGTTTGACGAAGCCCCGATCTGCTATGTGATCTGGACCGGAGCCGATGGTGTCGGGTACTTTGAACTGCACACCACGTCACGCGACGCGAACATTCACAAGAACCTGCATTTCAGCCAAGGAACTCAGGTCAAGACTCGCGGGGCATTGTCTGGATATACGCTCACAACAGATTCAGACGCTGGGGTTAGTTGGGCGCTGGCAGAGACAACGATTCTTGACGAGGATATCGAACTTCCGCTTGACGCGGTATCCGATGGCGGGCCTTACACCGTTTGGTATCGCACCACGGCAGGAGCTTGGACATTCAACGAAGGAAACACACTCCCGTTCTTGTATGGCACCTATCCTCAGTGGAACAGGACTTCGGATTGGACGATGCAAGATGCGTCGTCAAACTACTTTGTCAATTACTACATCTTTGCGACGCCTGCGCTTGAAACGCAGCAGCAGATCATCCTGATCCCAGGGCAGCAGCAGCATGCAACGCTGGCCCTTGCACAAGCCGAGTCGGTGGCTTCTCTATCCTATGGAACGCTGCCGTTTCAGGAGATTGTCGCGCTCTACAAAATCACGTATGGGGCCAAAAACTCATACCTTGGAAGCGCGGCATGCCGGATTGAATCTGTCGAAACGCTAGTCGGGACGAAGGCTTCGATCACTGTTCCCGCGCCATCGAACCACAACGCGATGACCGGCCTGCAAGGCGGCACGACTGGAGAGTATTACCACTTGACCGCAGCCGAGGTTACGGCGATGGCAAGTTCCAGATACACCACGGCAGAGGACGACGGTTCGGCGGTGACTCAGAGGTCTACGCTGAATTTCACCGGAGCCGGGGTCAGTGTTACGGACACGGGCGGGAAAACGCAAGTCTCCATTCCCGGCGGTGCCGGTGAAGCGTTCCCGGTCGGATCGGTGTTTATCTCGGTTGTGTCTACGAATCCCGGCACATTGCTGGGTTACGGCACATGGTCAGCGTTTGGAGCGGGGCGGGTACTTGTCGGCATTGATTCTGGCGATACGGACTTTGATACCGCCGAGGAAACCGGCGGTGCCAAGACTGTTTCTTCTGCTGGCAGCAACAGCAGCGAAGATGCCCACACGCATAGCGTTACGTCCAATGTTGCAGTAGCTGATCACGCGGCGCACACGCACGCCTACACCGAAGTCCCGAATCACGTTCACATCATCGCGGCGGGTCAGGGCTCGCACGCACATACGCAAACGACAAGCGCCACGGACGGGGCGACGACGCGCGCAGACGCATCGAGCGGTGGAACGGCCTACAGCAACGTAGCGAACATCAACGCGAACACGCTGCCGGAAATGACGACCAACAACCCCACGGGCGGGGTTGCTAGCGGCACAACTGGGGACCCAAGCGCAACGCTCTCGCACAGCGTGACGAACAACGCAGTCACCAGTGGGGCTGGGTCAAGCCACACACACACGTTTACAGGGTCGGCGACGAGTGTTGTTCAACCCTACATCACATGCTACTTCTGGAAACGAACCGCATGAACCTGACAACCGACGCACGGGACAAGGTTCGCAGGCTCGAGGCTGCACTGCTGACCATGCCGCAGATCGACCTACAGACAACGCACGCGCTATCTGGCGGGGTGTACGCGCGTACAGTGTTCATCCCTGCGGGAACGGTAGTGACAGGGGCGACGCACAAGAAGGACCATATCTGCATCATCGACGGGGATGTCGAAACCATCCTCGATGGCGAAACGCAGCGGATTACGGGCAGGGTGATATTGAACGGTCAGGCCGGCGTGAAACGGGCAGTGTATGCCCACGATGACACGCTATGGACTACGGTGTGTCAGACAGCCCTGCATGACATCGCCGACATCGAGGCGGAATTGGTCGAAGAACCCGAAACGCTGCAAACGCGGCGCATGATTGAATCGGAGAATGTATGTCGTTTGTTGCAGCAGCCATAGGGGCAGCCGGCGCCATTGGTGGCGCGCTTATCAGCAGCCGTTCGGCGCGTAGTGCGGCGAATCAACAATCGGACGCTACCGAAGCCGCGATTGCATTGCAGCGCGAGCAAATCGGCGAACAGAAGCGCCAATACGACACGACGCGAGCGGACTTCACGCCGTGGCGAGAAACTGGCGTTCGAGCACTTGGCCAGCTAGAAACCGACATCAATCGCATGCCTACACCGGCCGAGGTCATGTCCGACCCAGGCTATCAGTTCGGCATGGATCAAGGTCAGCAGGCTCTAGATCGGAAGATTGCTGCAATGGGCGGCAGGGTGTCAGGTGCTGCACTGAAGGCGACAAGCCGATTCAATCAGGGTTATGCAGGTAACGCCTACGGTGCAGCGTATCAACGCAGGCAGGACCGATTGAACCGGCTTGCAGCACTTGCAGGCATCGGGCAAACCGCGACCGGAGCAAGTGCAGCAGCAGGACAGGCGAGCCAGAACGCAATCTCCAATCTTACGGGATCAATCTCGGGGTTGATCGCTGGGCAGGGTGATGCGAATGCTGCCGCAACGATGTACGGTGGGAATGTCTGGGGTAACACCGCGAATCAGATCGGCGCATTGTTGTCGCGTGGAGCGAACACGACTCAACCGATGCCCGTGCCGCAGTTCGGGCCGACATGGCAGCAGCAGGGCGGGGCGATGGATACAAACTACTATGGCGGGGGGCTGTAACCGTGGCTAACGCTTTGATTTTCAGCCAGTACGCGCAGCCGCTGCGCAGCGTGCAGGACTACTCGAACGAGATGGAACGCGGCGACGTGCTGCGCGGCCAGAATGCGTTGCAAGCCGCCGCATTGCAGGACCGCCAGTTGGCTTTGCAAGAGCAGGAGCGGCAACGCTCGGGTGCTCTGGCAGAGCAAAACTCTATCCAGTCCCTGCTATCAGGCGCAAGTGGCGAGGATGATGTTATCAAGCGGCTTTTAGGCTCTGCTGATATCGGGCACATCACTCGCGGCGGCGCGTTGGACATGGCAAAGCAAAAGCGCGCCAAAGAGGCGGCGGATACCGGAAAGGTAGTAGCCGACACCGGCAAGATCGCAGCAGAGACAACCGACGCGGCACTGAAACGCTATCGCGGCATCCTCGACTATATCGACAACCCGCAAGCTGCCGCTAGGTGGCTACAGGCGCAATACAACGACCCTGCAACCGGGCAACTACTAAGCGGGCTTGCGCCGTTTGAAGAAGCGGTTAAGAGCATCCCGACGACCCCGCAAGAATTCCAGCAATGGCGAGTTCAAGCCGGCATCGGAATGGAGAAGGTCCAGGAGTTTGCCCAAAAGCGCGAAGCTGAGAAGCTGAGGGCCGAAACGCAGATTGCCACCAACGCGGCCACGAATGCCACATCGCGGGCGAACAATGCAGCATCGAATGCAACGACTCGGCGCGGGCAGGACTTGGTGAATGCAAGGTCTATTGAGTCGAATTCTGCCGGCAAGGCGCCGCCTGGATATAGGTTTAAGGTGGATGGGGCTTTAGAGGCCATCCCGGGCGGCCCTGCGGACATCAAAGCTGGCGAAGCTGGGGCAAAAAAAGAAGCTCGCACCCAGGCCGCAAGCCAACAGGCCAAAACCGTACTGGATTCAATCGACCGCGCCGAAAGCATGGTTGGATACACAACTGCCGGTGTAGGTGGATTGTTGGCTAATGTTCCGGCTACACAAGCGCGCGATCTTCGTGGCGAACTGGAAACAATTAAGGCGAATCTTGGTTTTGATCGGCTTCAGCAAATGAGAGAACAGTCGCCAACTGGCGGGGCTCTTGGTGCGGTGGCGGTTCAAGAACTGATGGCGCTGCAATCTACCGTGGCGTCGTTAGATCAATTGCGCTCCGTGCCTGAACTGAAAAACGCACTAGGCAAGATTCGCAAGCATTACCAAAAATGGGAGAGCACGCTAGAAAGCGGCAATGGCGGCGCATCTGGCGACTTTTCGCAGAGCGACAAAGTGCTTAGGTTTGACGCGCAAGGAAGGCCGATCAAATGATTACCGCTGAGTTGCATGACGGACGCAAATTGGAGTTTCCTGACGGGACCGACCCGGCAGTGATTCAGCGTGTCGTCAAGCAAACGCTAGGAGTTGCAGAGCAGCGCGCCGAACTAATGGACATTCCGCGCGCATTCGTTCAGCAGACCAAGGATGCGCTGGGCGGTTTCGTGCGCGGGGCAGGGTCTATTGGATCGACACTCATGGCGCCAAATGATGCGCTAGAGCAAGCACTTTACAAACGCAAAGGCGTCGATGTCGGAGACTTGAATCAGCAGCGCAGGCAAGGCATCACTGACGCCACACAAACACTCGGCGCTGATCCTGAATCGCTGACCTATGGCGCCGGCAAACTTGGTGCTGAAATAGCAGGCACCGCCGCAATGGGCAACGTGCTCGCCGGATTGGCGAAGGCCACACCCATTGCTGCGCGCATTCCTAACGTGATCGAGGCTGTAAGCACTGCGGGCATGCGTGGCGGTGGGATTGTTCCGCGCGCTGTCGGTGGCGCAGTTACTGGCGGGGCTGCTGCGGGGTTAGTGAATCCCGATGATGCGGGCGCTGGTGCTCTTATTGGTGGCGCGTTGCCTGTTGCAGTCAAGGCTGGCGGGGCTGTCGGGCAGGCTGCCGGCAAGGTGCTGCGCGGCCCCGAGCAATCGACGGAAGTGCAAGCGGCAATCAATGCTGCACGCGAATCTGGCTACGTCATCCCGCCCAGCCAAGCCCGCCCGACGCTTGGCAATCGCATGCTTGAGGGACTATCTGGGAAGATCACTACAGCACAGAACGCAAGCGCCAAGAATCAAGCGGTGACGAATCGCCTAGCTGCTGAAGCAATCGGCCTGCCGGGCGATACGCCGCTAACCGTGGAAGTGCTGGACAAGGTGCGCAAACAGGCGGGGCAAGCCTATGAAGAACTGCGCCGCTTGCCGATCAAGCCCGCCACCCAAGCTAACACGCTAACCAACACGTCCGCCGCGCCGGAAATCAACCCGTCAAAGATGGTGTTTGACCTGCGCAAAGCCCGCAATGACGCGACGGCCTGGTTCAGGTCTTACGGACGCACCGCCGACCCTGATGCGCTGGCAAAGGCACAAGCAGCAGCGGCCAAGGCCAAGCAGCTAGAAACTACGCTGGAGGACTACGCAACGGGTCTGGGGCGTGACGATCTTGTCTCTGCCATGCAAGAGGCCCGCACCCGGATTGCTAAGACCTACTCTATCGAGGATGCGCTAAACGCGGTTAGCGGGTCGGTAGACGCGCGCAGGCTTGCAAAGCAACTCGACAAGGGCAAACCGCTATCCGGCGAACTGAAGCAAGCGGCCGAGTTTGCCGCTCGGTTCCCGAAGGCTGCGCAAGCGGTGGAGGGCATGGGATCACTACCGCAGACAAGCCCGCTTGATTGGGCGATGGGCGGCGGCTTGGCGATGGGCACCGGCAATCCGCTGATGTTGGCAAGCATGGCCGCAAGGCCTGCCGCTAGATCGCTAGTGCTATCTCCTGTAGTGCAAAACAGATTAGTACAGCAGCAGAGCAACGCTCTTAGTGCTCTGTTGAATCCTGATCTTGCCCAGTTCGGTTATCGCGCTGCGCCCATTGTCGCGGGTCCATCGGCAAACCGCTAAGGCCACACCAAAACCCCCAAACGATAGCAGCAAACACCAGAAAGCCGGCTTTCCACAGTTTGAATTCGATGTATTCCATTCGAGCACTTTAACGCCGAAAGGCAAGAAAGGCCACCATGCCCGCAGTAGGACAACCAAGTTTCTTCAATCCGCAGTCGTTCAAAACAAACGGCGATCTCGGTGCTTCGTATCGGCTTTACACCTATACCCCAGACACGACGACGAAGAAAACCGCGTACACGGAAAGCACCGGATCAACTGCACACACCTACACATCGGACGGGGTAGGCGGTGAATATATCGCCTTGAATGCCCGAGGTGAACTGCCTGCTCCGATGTATCTCGCTGCCGGCGGATATGACCTGTCGCTGAAAACAGATGCCGGCGTGACGATCTGGACGCGCAGGGCATATGCGCCGGATATCGACGTGGCCGCGACTATCTCCGGGTCAGGTGGATCGGCTTCCATCGGATTCTTGCAGGCCGGCACGGGCGCGGTTACTCGCAACGCTCAGGCAAAGATGCGCGAATGGGTAAGCCCTGAGGACTTCGGGGCTGTGGGGGATGGCGTCACCAACGACGCAACCGCCCTACAGGCGTGGCTTGATTACCTTGCTCTGACTGGCGGGCAGGGCATCATGGGCGCAAAGAGCTACCTGACCGCTGCGGCACTGTCGCTGACGAATCCGGTTAGCGGGTTTGCTATCCGTGGCACTGGCGCGCAATCCGTCATCCGGCAACGGACGACAACCGATGTTTCGTGCCTTTCGATTGTTGGCGCGCACGACATGCTGCTTGAGAGCTTCAAGATTGACTGCGGATATGGCGTAACGTCCCATGCTTCGCACGGCATCAGCTTGCGGAATGCTGACCGCTGCACGATGCAAAACCTGATCATCTACGATCATCGAAACACCGGCATCCTGACGTTTGTCGATGCGGCAGATACCTACGGTGATTGCCACATCATAAACTGCACCAGCGACAGCCAGGAGCACGGGCAAAACGGTTTCCTGCATGAAGGAATGATGCGCTCGTCAATCCAGCATTGCACCGTTAAACCTTTGGACCCGTCAGGATCGCCGTGCTACGGGCTGCAACTCAAGAACATTTGCCGTGATTCGTACATCATGGGCGGGTTTGCTGAAGGTTGCAAAGCCGGCATCGCAATGGGCGGAGATGGGTCAACCTATGGCGATGGGCCGTGGCACTGTCATACCGATGGCGTGACGGTGAAGGACTGCCTCGACGGGGTAGTTATGAGCAAAACCACGAACTGCACAGTCAAGGCGTTTTGCGACATGACCGCCAGCCCAGCGCCGGTAGGGTCAACGGGTTACGCACTCAATATCGCCGGGTTCAATGATCGCGCTGCGGCAGAGATTCAAATCCGTGGCGTGCAGACCGGGCGCACTTGTGTGCGGATCAGTTCGGACGACTCGCACGTTTACATCCCTTATGCGGACGGCATCGGGACTTACATCGCTCGCCTAGAAGCCGGGGTAAACGATGCGTCAATCGTGTTTGGCTTCTCGCCGCAAAAGCCCTCTAACATCCTGTCGCTGATCGACGATCAGTCTGGGGAAACGGATAACGAGGTTATCTCTATCCGCGACTTGCCGACGCAGGGGCTAGGCGGTGATCCTTTCCTTCGGTTCCCGACTGATGGTTCATATCAGAACTACATCATTTATTCGGCGGTGAATGACACCTTCGGGTTCCGTGTTGCAGGAAATGATCGGTTCACGATCTCAGGCACATCGGTTCGCCCTGAAGGCGATGTAGAGCTTTCGCTGGGAACTACAGGCCGGAACTGGACGAAGGTCTACGGGCAGGCAATGGCACTGCTGGATGGAGTCACAGCCCCCGCAACTGTCGCCACGCATGCCCAGATTTACGTTGACACGGCCGACGGCGACCTGAAGGTGAAGTTCGGCGACGGCACTGTTAAAACCATCGCAACCGATACTTGACATGATGAAGCACTCCAGCATGCACGCTATTGCGGCGCGCATGCTCATTGTGGTGGCGTCTATGTGGACTGCTGCCCTGCAACTGTTCTCGCCTACTTCTCTGGCGTATAGAGCCGCTGGTGACGGGCAGATCATCGACGCCATCAACGTGATTGTTCTTTGCGTTGCGGCTGTCGCTGCTGCGGATTTGATATGGCACGACCTATTGCAGCGCGGGTTGATCCTGCCGAAGTTCCCGGCTAGGCGTAGGCATCATGTGTGCGTTTGGGTCTATTCCACGCTTGCGGCGGCTTTTGGTGTCCGCGCGTTTGTCGCATCAGGTGATGCCGCAACGGCTGCACAGGTGGGCCTTTATTACGTGCTGATCGCAGCAGGGATTGCTATGGAAGCCGTAGCCCTGGCAAACGAGAAACGAGAATAACCATGCCGCAACGACTACGCGATAGGCTCAAATTGTTTGTCGCGGCATATCTGCTGCTGGCATGGTGGGCCGCATGGGCTGCTATAGAGGCAACAGGCCCTAACCTGCTAGCCCTGCCGTGGGCTCAGGCAGGATCTGGTGTAGTAGTGACGTGGCTAGGTGGATTGCCGGCTACGCTTGGCAGGAAGATGGCCGCAGACTATACCGGGAAACGATTCGACACACTGCGCGAGTTCTTGCGCGACTTAGCGGTGTCTATCGTGCTCGGCTTGGCTGGATACCTTGCCGGCATGTCGCAGAGCATGTCTGCGCCTACTCTGGCTCTGTCTCTACTGCTGATCGGCTATAGCGGTACTCGCGCGCTAGAGGTGTGGGCGTCGAGGATTCTGCGCGCTACTCGTGATGATCCGACATGAAGTTGCATTGCACCGATGAACACATCGCGGAACTGTGCAAAGCACTAGCAGCCGACAATGTTCCGGTGTTATTGATGGAGCGCACTGGAAACGGATGGCATGTCGAATACATCAGCGCGCTAACGAATGTTGAAGCAGTAACTAGGCTTATCGAGCTTGGCATCGTGCAGCCTGTAACGACGAAGGGTACGCAATGAAACCCGTAGACCTGACTACCGGATTGCAGTGTGGCCAAGAGCCGATTACAGGCGACAAAGAGATCATCAAGGGCTACCTAGTCACATTGCCGGATGGGCATGAGTGCAGGCTAGGCCCGGACTTGACTCGAGCGCAGAACTACGCGGCGCAGAATCATTCGGCTCTGATAGAGCCTATGTACGTCAGGCGCTAGCGTTTCTCCTGCGCTGCTTTGCGGGCATGCTTCTCTGCCTTGCGACGGTCAACTGCCGCGTTGTGCTCGGCAATCTCGCGCTGTAATTCCGTGTCCATCTTCGGCGGTGTGCTTCGGTGCGTATGACCTTGCCCTGCATCGTGCAACCTCTGCACATGTTTTGGGATGTCGCGTCCGGTAGCGGCGAGCAACATGGCTGCGGCAAGTAGCCCTGCGTTTCTCATAACTACTTCTCCTGCGCTGCTGCGAGTACGGCACGGGCTGAAGCAACAGCCTCACGTAAACGGGTTCGCCCTTCTGGTGTTGTCGGACTTACACCAAACAGGACGCTGCCAAGCGCCGCCTCCAGTTCCGCAATGCGCGCGGCTTGCTGGTTGGTCTGTTCACCAGTGGGTTGTCCCACTGGATCGGCTGCGCCCGAAACTGATTTTGTGGGTAGCTGTAAAGGCCACGCTTCCCAGCTAGGCGTGTCGCTCAGCAGCGACTTTCCAAAGGGTGTTGCCATACCCCACACATCGGAAACTCCAACTGTGTCGGCTGCGCCCGAAACTGGTTGTGGAACAACATTCGGCAGCCCAAAGTAGCGCCTCAATGCCTTGACGCGCTTCAGCTCGGCCTTCAGTTGTTCGCACATCGCAATAGTCTCGCTGCGGCGCTCGTTGCATTCGGCAAGCTCGGCCTGCAGTGCATCGGTCGCTGCGGCTACGCAGGCGTCGGCGTGGGCTTGCACTTGGTCTGCGGAATACTCGGCGTCAAAACTGTGCCGGCGACTCTCCGGCAGTGCCGGCTTGGTGTAGTCATTGGTCATTGCCTGCCTCCTCGATTTGCAGCAACTTGACAGCATCTTCCATCCGGCCAAGGATTAGCGCGTCAGCTATTGCCGCACGCTTCGACCTGTGCGCTTGACGTTGCCTGTCGCAGTGCGCGTCGTTCTTTTCTTCCCACTCCCGCACAACCTTCTCTGCGGCCAGAACCTTCGCCGACTTCGGCAACGCTTTGGTTTTTGGGAACTGCAGCGCAAGCATCCGCTGCTGAACCAGCTTCACGCGCTCCCTGTAGGGCAGCAGCGTGATGTTTTCGGTCTTGGTGATCATGTCTTCTCCTGTTCGCTAGGCAGTCGCCTGTCAAGAACGGTTGTCGAGTGCTCCATTCCGCCTGAGCTGTCCACGATGATCGTGATGCGCTGCTTGAACGACGACGCTATCAACTCCGCCAAGTCAGCCAGCACTTGGTGCGGATCTGGAGGAGGCTTGGTGTAGGTTGTCATTTGCTGCTCTCCTTGGGCGCCAGGACTGCGCGGGCAATCCTGACAATTTCTTTCAGGGCCTTGCCGTCGCTCATCGTGTTCGATGGCTCTTCAAGAATCTTGCGCAGAGCCGTCTCCATCTCCGCAATGCGTGCAGCCTGGGCTTGCATGGCTTGCACGCCCCGCATAAACGCAGCATCTAGTGCGTTGCGATATTGCTGCGGCGACAGTTCTACCCTGCCGCTTTTCTCGGTATGCACTGCACCCCAGCAAGGAGGCTCCGGCAGTGCCGGCTTGGTGTAGTCAGTCACTATGCGTTCTCCGATATTCCATTAGCCAGCCCAAGTGCGCGCACTTTTTCATTGAAGTACAGTTTCGGGCCACCTTTAGGCGGCTGGTATGAAAACGGCGCCAAACTGGAACACGCCTTGATTCTGCGTAGGCAACAAGGACCAACCGGAACCCGACGCCCGCCATCATCTTCAAGGCAAGCAGTCAGGATGAATTCGCGTGTGCCCTTTGTGCGCTTTCCGCAGGCGTAACAGGTGTATGGGCCTATCATCACACTTTCTCCTTTGGTTCAAGGGCTGCGCGGGCAGCTTCCAGTGCTTTGCCTGCGTAGTAATCCCCTGCGTCTACAGGCTCATGCCCATCGGCCCAGGCGCCGTGGTCAACATTAGACCCACACATACAGTAGCCAGTGCTCGTATCGCTTCGCTCTAGACATCCAAAGCACTGTCTCAGCGCCGCCTCCAACTCCGCAATGCGCCTGGCTTGCGCTTCCAGTGCGTCGTCGGCTGCAACGCAGCGAGGCATGCCCATGATGCGCAGGATCGTTGTCAGTTCTTCGTTCATGCCCTCTCCTTGGGTGCTAGGGCTGCGCGGGCGGCTGCGGCCCAGTGCGAATAGGGGTGCGTGAATCCGTCGCCGGTCGCCCCGGCTTCGTGCTCGTCTAGCACGGTGACGACCATGCGCAGCGCCCCTTCCAACTCCGCAATGCGCGCAGCCTGTGCTTCAAGGGCATCTGCGGCGCGGAAGCAATCAGGCAAGCCTTCGGCGCCTAGACGGCGCAAAGCTGAAATCAGGCCATCATTCATCGTGATTCTCCGAAAACGTAACGCCATGCTGTGCGCCGAATGCATCAATCAAGTCCATAACTTCCCCTAGTTCCGCCTTGCTCATTTTGCTGGTGCTCTGCCCTAGAACCACAAACCCGCCATCAATCCCAGGAACAGCGCGCTGCTTTTTGAGCGACGCAGTGAAGACGTTCTTCCAGTCGTCGGCATCGAGCTTTTGACCGTGCCATTCAACCTGCTTAGCCACTTCTCCTAGCATGGCCCACATGCGGGAGTTTTGAGGCAGCGAGCGCGTTTCTTCCCCAATCGTCAACTTGAACCGCTGCCCGGCAATCAATCGAGGCTTTAGCCATTCATACAACTTGCGCAGCGTTTCGTGCGCTTGCTGTGCGTTGACTAGCGTTGTCTGATGTGCCATGAATGTGCAGAGCGGCTACTTGTGTGCGGGCTTATCAGAACCATGCTCGCGCACATAGGCCCGTTCCGGCGAAGTCAATCCAGCCCAAACACCCGCCGCGAATTCATCGCCAGCTTCTCGTGCGGCTTCCCATTCCTCACGCACGCCCATAGGCCGATCATTGGCAACGTGCGCTTGGATGTTGTTCCGGCACTTCATTACAAGGGTGCGGTTCACTGGCTCTACTTGGTGTGTCTCTGCGTCGGCATCAGGATTGCCTTCAGTCGGTATGGCGAAAGTTTGGAATGCCGCGTATTTGTATGCCGCAGACATTGCCTTGTTCGTTGCCTTGTCGCCGCTATCCATAGCTTCGCCAAATGTGCGGGCCGTGTGCTTGCTGCCGTCAATCGCGCTCACAAAGTCAAACTCCGCCTCAACTGTGACGTAGAACAAAGCACCGCCGCTTTTGCTTTGCCGTTCTTCGCATGAGCGGGTGAGCATGCGCGGGATGATGCATAAGCCGTGCTCTGCAAGCAAAGGGGAAATTGCGTTGTAAACATCGTCAATGCCGCGAAACTTATATCCGCTGCCTTGAGTGTTCACGCGATCTTTCGTGATGCCGGTAATGGAGAGTGCTTTTTGCACTGCGTTGATTGCTTGATATACGTTCACGTCAGTCCCTACGGTTGATTGCATCGGTTCCGCTATTCGCGCTGGCGATCTGGTCAAGTTGATACGACTCTGCGGTGTCATCTTGCGCATGCTCTGCGTACCGTTCGGCCCACGTTTGTTCGTCATCGTCGTTGGCGGCGACTTCAAACGGTTCACGCTTTGCCCGCGCGGCTTGTCGGATGTGTCTAGGTCTGCTCATGGTTCTACCCTTACGGTTTGAGAGGCCCGCCGCAGAGCTGAGGCGTTTCTAGTGGGGCTTCGTAACGTAGTGAAGAAACCCCACAATTAGTATTGTCTGTGCGAGTTTCAGTGCGGCAACTTTTCGTTAGTGGTCACTTCGCAGGAAAGCCGCGCGAATGCTTGCATTGACTCGTTGAAAAAAGTATCTGTAAGGGCTTGACAAGCAACGGCGCGGCAATCAGTGAAAGTTAGTGCGCACTCTCCTGAATAGTCAGCAATGGCGCGGGGCCAGATACCCGACACATTCGCTACGGCTTTGCATACCCAAAGATCAAAGTGATTCATAGCGTCACCCAAACCACGGCGAACGCAGCCCACACTGCAAGCGCAGCGATCACCCCCAGCAGAATGCCCGCAGCAGGGCGCAAAGCATCGTCAGGCGCTACACACTCAAGCGGTGTAGGGCACTCGCCCCTGCCCTGATTGCAGGCATCAGAAGTGCATGCTCCCATCCTGCCGGAGAGAAAAACGCACGTTTGATCCTTTGCGCGTTGCCGAATGTGCATCGTGACCATGATTCCCCCTAGCGTGAAAGGTAAAGGAACGACAACATACCGACGCCACCGAAAAGCATGACGACGAACAATACCTGCAATACAACCGACTCTGATCGGCGCTTTGCAATTGGGTAGCCGGTTGCGAAGCTGGATTCGGCCAGCGTGCGTGGTGTGCGGTAGTTCTTCATTGCTGCCTCACTGAGTAGGTAAACACAGAGAACATCGAAGCCGCAAGAAGTCGCGCTTCGTTCATCGCGTCATCGCGCTCGAACGCGATAAGCGCGTATCGACGGGTGATCCGGTCGGGGCCGGTGATGTGAGCGATGAACATCAGGCTTCTCCGGTCGCGCGTTGGATTGCTTCTCGTGCTAAGTCAACGTCGCGCATAGAAATGCAGTGGTTCATTACCGAGCCGTCAAAATAGGCAAGGTCTTTGTCAACCAGACGCTTAAGCGCATCAAGCAACTCAGGAGCGGCGGCAATCAGCCTGGCGTCTGCTTCTGTTAAGTGCTCGGCAACCCTGAAATGTCCTCCGGCGGCGAGCACTTCGTAGACATATTCAGGATGTTCGCCTCCACTGTCGCCGACAAGTTCCGATACCCAAGTTCCTGGAGTGTGTTTCATGCGTACCCCGCTTCAGTCAGTTCCTTGCCCGCGCTTTGCAGCAGATCAATCGCCGCGCTGAAGTCGCCATTCGCAATGCAGCGTTCGGCGCGACCGATCAATTCTTCGGCGGATTCGATCAGGTACATCAAGCCTTCCGCGATGTCATCGACTTCAGGCTCTGCGCGGTTGTCGTATGCGTGTTGCGCCGCGTTGAGTTGTGCTTGTGTGCCGATCACTTCAATCTCCTTGCGCTGCTTGATGTGCAGCGCATGCCGTGAATGATCCGCCGATGCGCCGGAAATGGAATAGGGACAAACCCTACCCCTGCGCACTCTGGTTGAAGTCGTGCATTACTTTGGCAGCGCTCGCGTAAGCAGCTTGAGCTTCAGTAATCGTCTTGTATGCGCCGAGAAAATGGTTCTTCCCGAGATGCGCGATGCTTGCTGCCCACTTGCCTGTAGCCTTGCCGCCGTCGCGGTGCGCGTAGACCCCTTTGATGCCGGTCTTGCTGCGCACGGTCGGGCCTTGGTTCTGCTTGTTTTGCGACCGGGATACGTCGCGCAAATTTGACAGCCTATTGTCGTCTTTGACGCGGTTGATGTGGTCAATGTCACCCCTCGGCCATTCACCGTAGAAGTACATCCACACAACGCGATGGGCGCGGTAGTTCCTGCCGCTGACGCCGACAATAAGATATCCGTCTCGATCCTTGCATGTGGAGTGCGATCCCGCAAAAGCCCGGCCCTGCGCAACCTTTCGGCGCAGTATCCCGGTGTTTGGGTCGCAGTCAAAAAGAACGTGCAGAAGTGCTTGCGTTACAGGCGCCGTCTTGGGTTCGTGGTTTCTTGGCATAATAAGCAAATTATGGCAGGGTTTGCCCTAGCTTGCAAGACAAGCGGAAGCGGCCATACGATCCATGCCATGACAACCGAACCATGCACACAAAAGCAGCGAGCAGACATCGTGCGAGCCGCTGAACAGCGAGCGCATTACATCCTGTGGATCGCCGAGAAGTTGACGATCACGGACGACGCGCTCATTCGCAAAGAGGCGGCGAAGCTGCTTCGGGAACTGGTGGGCAAGTGAAGCGCCGATACGCTCCTATTCTCACTGCGGACGTTAACCGCAAGGGCGTGCTAGACATTGACACCGTGAAGGGTTGCTCCGGTGGAATTGCAGCGAATGGCGAACGCGGTTGCTATGGCGCATGTTACGCAGAAGCGATTGCAAAGTATCGTGGCATTGACTTTGCGCAACCAGTTAGCCGAAAGGTAACGACACATGCACAAGCCAAGCAAATAGAGGACGCTGTTAAGGCCGCGCCGCAACACTTCTTTCGTGTGGGCACGATGGGCGACCCAAGCCATGATTGGTCTGAAACCGTTGACACTGTTGAATGGCTGTCTGCATGGGCTACGCCGATTGTCGTGACGAAGCATTGGCTGCGAGCCAGCGATGAACAATTCCGCAGGCTTGCAAGTGTCGGTGCGGTGCTAAATACTTCGGTTTCGGCGCTCGACACCACGGCACAACTTGCGCATCGTGAGCGGCAAATTGCGCGCTACACGGAAGCGGGCGGGCATAGCGTTTCGCGGGTGGTGTCATGCGACTTTACTGATGCTGATATGCGCGCCACTCAGTCTCGGCTGCTGGCAGCGCCGGGAGCTATCGACAACCCGCTGCGGATCGCGCAATCACACCCGCTGGCCCGTGACGGCGTTGTGAAGCTAAAGACAACCATCGACATCAAGACGCGCCGAACTATTTCAATCGCGTCAGATACAGCTTACGTCGGGCACTGTGCAACGTGTCCCGATCAATGCGGCATGAGTTCCATGCCGTCAACTATCGGCCATCGCGCCGATCTTTTCCAGGAGAGCAAGCAATGAGCGCAGTGATGTGTGACAGCACGAGGGGGCTTTTTTCGAATGACGTTGGCTGGATAACATTGCCCACGGTCATTGGGTCAGGATATGAAAAGGCGATTGCAAAGCTGGCGATTGAGGACGGCATTGCAGAGCGAGCGGCCCGCAAAAACATGCAGATTCACAGTGCAGTCGTTTTGCTTGCGAATGGTGAGTTCGCAGGTTTTATGACATTCCAGCGCAACCATGAGGTGCGCGAGTTTTGCTTGTTGCAGT